CAACGCACTGGCGGTATCGCCGCCGCCGCGTAAGACGCCGTAGCGGCTGAGTTGCTCTATCGTCGCCTGCTCTTCGTCCTGCTGGCGCTTGCGTAGGTCAGCCATCTGCGAGGCGAGGATCGGGTCTTCGCCGCCGCCGATGCGATCCATGTACTGGCGGTTGAGTGCTTCCTGTATCGAGTTGGTCTGTGGTATTTCGCCCTGCGTAGTCTCAAGGCGCTGCTCGTATTCGTTAGCGAGGTTCTGACCGGCGTCGGCGCGTTGCGTAGCTTCAAAGCGGCTTCGTTGCTCGTCAGCGAGGTTTTGACCGGCTGCCGCTTTGCTCTCATCGAGGCGGCGCTGTCGCTCGGCGGCGTATTCTTCGCCTGGGCCGGTAGCGATGGTGTCGTCGATACGGCGCTGCATCTGGTCAGCGTAGCCTTGACCAGCGTCGCCCTGCGTAGCTTCGAGGCGATCCTTAATCAAGTCGGCGTAGCTTGGGGCCGGTGATGTCTCGGCAACTGGTTGGTCGACGCCGGTGCGTTCTCCGATTAAGTCCGCGTACGACGACGTAGCGCCCTTGGCGTAGATGTCCGGTAGCGTTGGGTCGGTTGAACCGCCCCTTGCGTAGATATCCGGTATCTTTGGTGCCATCGTCTCGCCGCTGTAGATATCGGGTATCTCTGGTCGGTATCTGCTGGTGTCGGGCAATGCAATGTTAGTGGTGTTGGTCATCGACCGCGCTAGCCGTGCGGCTTCTGCGTCGGCTGCACCGGTGGTGTAGATATCGGGTAGCTGCGGTATAGCTGACTCGCCGCTGTAGATCGACGGCATTTCAAACGGCAGCTTTCCATCTATAACTTCTTGTTCTCCTTTTTGTCCTTTCAACTCTAGCCCAGAACGATCACCGGTTTTAAGGCCTGTCGTGTCAATAGTTGGCGGCGTGCCTGGGGGCGTGCCTGCTATTGTCTGTGTCGCTGTTGGCGCTGGTGCGCCGCTGTAGATGTCCGGCAGCGGTGGTGCGGTTACAGGCGGTGCTACACCGCTGACCTCCGGTGGCAATGGTGGTGCTACGGTCGGCGGCGCTACGCCGCTTACTTCCGGTGGTAACGGTGGTGCGGTCGTTGGCGGTGCTATACCGCTTACTTGCTGGGGCAACGGCGGTGCCGTAGCTTGCGGCGCTGGTGCATTGAACATCGTGGACGGCGCTGGCGTCTGCTGCGGCGATGGTGCGTTGTACATCGTTGACGGCGCTGGCGTCGGTTGCGCCACTGGAGCATTCGTCATACTGCTCGGCGCTGGCGGGGGCGGCGGTGGCGGCGGGGGCGGCGGCACATTGAGTGCCTGCGACGCTGGCATCTGAGGTTGCGTCGGCGGGGCCACCGCTTGCGATGCTGGCATCTGAGGCTGATATGGGTTGTACATCGACGCCGGATTAACCGCCGGTTGCGCTGCGGGTGCGTTAGTCATCGACGCCGGATCGGGCATCATCGCTTGCGTAAGGGGGTCGGTCACCACTGCCTGCGACGCTGGCATCTGAGGGCGTTGCTGGGGGTTGTACATAGTCGATGGTTGGACCGCTGGCTGACTGCGCTGCTGCGGGTTATACATCGACGTCGGATTCACCTTCGGCTTTTTCTTCTTCTTGTTCTGGTTGGCAGCCGCTTGGGCGTAGGGGTTCTGATAGGCCATTATTCGATTCCTGTCTTGCGCTTACGCGTGCGGCCAATGGGCTTGTACATAAGATTTACCCGCCGTATAGTGAACGTCTCGTCGTCGATGAAGTTGCTCAGTCGAAGCATCGTGCGTGGGTCGTAGCCGAAAAGGTCGGAGTCGTCGGTCAGCGCCGACACATCCGACTCCCGCGCCGAACTGTCGAGGACAAAGGTCGAGTCCAGCAATGCACCCGACTGCCCCATAGTAATCGTCTCGGTGGTGCTCACGATGCCAGCACCCGTCTGCTGCACACTGACATCGAAGTCGCCCAATTTGTCGAAGAGCGTCCGCGCATAGAGCCAGCGGCACTCGACATCGTCGCCTTGCGGTGCGATGTTGGCGGTTTCAAAGTAAGCTTTAATCGCGGCCCCATCGTCGTTGTTGTTTGTCTCATGCTTCATTATGCGACCGGCGAAGTCACCGGCGTGGGGCAGGTCGTCGATGATGGCGGCGCTGTCCCGCGTGAAGTTGTTGTACGGCCCAAACCAAGCGTTTAAACGGGCTGAGTACACCACCACGGAGTTCATCGTCGCCTGGCTGGTCCCGTGGGGCAGGTAGAACCAAACCTCTTCCTTGGCGGGGTAGTAGTTGGCAAAAGCATACGGCAGTCGCGCTACGTTGATGTCGTCCCAGTAGCGGTCATCGAGCGCAAAGGAGATCTTCTCCACTTGAGCGCCGCCGGACCACTGGTAGATGCCGTCGTCGCGTACGAAGATCTGACGCTCGCCTGGCACCGTGACGATGGTGCGGCCGGCGACGGTGCCGCGCTGCGTGCGTTGCTGCTGTTGGTAAGGTATCGTCGAGTTACCCGTCGCCGTCAGCGTATGGATGCCGTATTCGGTATGGACAGCGAGGGTGTTTTGGAAAGGCTGTAGGCCGGTGATGTCGTAGCCGAAAGCGTAGTAGTCAAGTGCGCCCCACGTCGTGATGTCACCAGGTGCGCTGCGCCAGAGGCGGTCGCTGTTGGAGTTCTCGTTGCCCAGCCAAAGGCGGTTTTCCCAAAAGGCAGGCCATGTTGGTTTAGTGAAGCGTGAGTCGTCATCGAGGGCGGCGATGTTAGCAGTACCACCGGCCCATGTCACGGCATCGGTATCAACGCCGTTGGCGGCGACTAAGGTCGATCCCGCCAGTACCCAGTTCCAGGTGTTGTCGTTGCCGGCGGTGACCGTCGCGCTGCCGCTGCGATCCGTCGCGCTGCCGCCCGTCACATCAAAGAACTTATCGCCGCAAAAAGCAAACACCTTCTCGGTGCCGGCGAGGACGACCTGGCCCAAGGCGGTGACGGTAGCGCCGCTGTTCATCGCCGTAGCATTGAACTTAGCGTAGCCCTTGCGCTTCTTGACCTCTCCGGCTAACCCAACGGTGCAGTTCTCCATGTCGTAGAGACCGGCCGGCGAGATCTCCTCGGCCGGTAGGCTGTAGTTGACGCCGTCGCGCCATGGCCCCAAACGCAAGCTCTGTGCTGTGATGGGCATCAGCTAAGACCGCCCTCTTGCGGCGAGTACGAGAACTGAGACCCGCCACGACTATCGGAGCGGCGCATACGGTAGGTGCGGTTGCCTTGCACGTTGGCGTTCTGGCGGCTGGCAACCCCTAAGACGCGCTCCATCTCCTGGCGGTCTATCATCGAACCTTGGTCGTCGCCCTTCTCTTGCTTGTAGAGGGCGCTGACGCCGTAGACCAGCGCAGGCTGCACCACCGGCGAGTAATAGCCGTCGAGGCTGCTGGCGTCGTCGCTGGCCGTGAAGTCCGGCACCGACGCGTAGTACCGGTAGGCGATGGTGTCAACGCTGTCGGGTTTGGGGTATAGACTGACTTGTACGAGGCCGTTGCTGTCCACGCCGTCGATGATGACCCAACGCGGATCGCCACCGATAGAGTGGTTAGGGTCGGCTGCGTCGAGGTCTTGGCTCGACATGACGATGATGACGTGGTCCTCTGTCGTATTGCGAAACGACAGCGGCGTCAGGGCGTTGGACGCGAGGCTGTAGGTCTGGGTGTCGGCGACCGTGTTGAACGTCGATGCCTTAAACAGCCAGTTCCATTTCTCGCGGCTTTGTACGTCCTTGCCGACCATGTTGAGGTACGTCCGCGCCCCGTCCTTAAACGTAGACGCGTTGCTATTCAAACCTACGCGTCGCAGCGCCGTTTGAATCACTTCAAGGTTGGTCATCCTACGCCCTCACATTACCTCATATTAACCCAAGACCCGTTCTCATACCCTTGCAGAGTGCTGGTTGACGTGTTGTAGACCAACATTCCGTTAGCGGCCGTAAGCGCGTCGCGCTCCGTCGTCGTCAGGCTAGGTAGGGTGAAGCTAGCACTACAAGCCACGGTGCCAACCTCCACTGTACCCAGCAATGCAGTGTCGCCAAAAAAGCTCGCCGCATTAATCTGCCCAACGCTTTCGGTCATTATTCCTGCGCTTCAAGTGCCATATGGTCGAGATCGTACTCAGAAAGGTTGTCGCCGTTGTTGTCAAGCCAACGCTCTTGCCAAATACGAACTGCTTCTGGACCACGGTCGGAGATACGTCCTGGGGGGTCTGGCACGTAGTCGTCGGCATGAGTGACTTCACCTATCGCCTTGACGGTGTTACGCACCTGACTGTTTGTCTGGTTTTTGTTCTTCCGTACTCTGGCATGGGTCTTATCGAGGTCCAGCGCCTTGCGTATAGCGGCCTTGGTGTCGTCGCTGCCCTTGAGGATAAGCTGGGCGATCTGGTCGGGTGTGACCTCCGGCGCAACTACTGCGACGGGGGCGGCCGACTGAGCGATTTCTGCAATTTCGCTAGGCAGGTTAAGCTGTTGTGTTCGCTTTGCCATGGTGTCCTTGAAAGGTTAAATGAGGGCGACGACGTTATGCGCCGCCGCCCCACTGTTTAATGTGCTGTTAGCCACCTATGTTAAGCATAAAAGGAACGTGCTTACTTACAGCGGCAGCGCCCACTGCCTGGCCGATTCCTGGAGTATCAACGCCAGTGTCTTTGATCTGCACCGTGCCAGCAGTGCTATCCGATAGCATCAACGGATCGCCAAGGACTACTGCATCAGCAGCATCGTTCAGGGCAAAAGCAATGCCCCCCGTCTGCAACCAGAAGTAGTACCCACTGGTGACAGCAATGGGGTTGACTCCAACCACCCGATCATAAGCCCCACTACCTACCGTAGCAGTGATCACCCCATTGTAGGGGCCGCCATACAGCATATAATCATCAGTAGCCGCTACGGCAGTGGCGATGCCGTCATAAAAGGTAAACTTCACGAGGTTGCTTGAGGCCGCAGTATTAGACTTAATGCGGTACTGTTCGCCATTGGTAATGTTGCCGAAATAGCCACCAGCGTAGTGGTTCAGCGCGACAGAACTCAACGTTGCATCCGTCACACTGATCTCAGTCGAACCCGCTGCCGCAGCGACAAACACACCATTGACATCTGCTACAATCAGTTGTGCGCTGTCGGTGCTGACTACCTTGCCTACAGTGATCGCAGCAGAGGCATATGAGTACCTAAATACGCGGTTGTCGCCCAATTCCAACTTTGCGCCAATCGCAAATTTTGAGGTAGAGCTTTCCTCATAGAGACCCTGGCCGTTCTTGCTAC